CAATGCGGTATATGAGTTCTGCGCGGTACTCGCTACCGTATTTAACGATACGAATAAGATGCAGCAGCAGGGAGTTACTTCGGTTACTATCCAAGGTGTTGCTAGTTTTAACTTTAAAGAAGCGTCAGTTACGTCGCTTGCTAATAATAACGATTTGCTTCGTTTTGTCCCTAAATACGCTTATCAAATCATTACCGCTGATCCTGCAAATTCGACGTTACCAAAGATCGGTTCCCGTTTGAAATGGACGGTGATGTAACGTGGCTATTGTTCCATTGAGACAAACCGTTACTATCACGCCTGCAAGCGCAGGTACTGACGATTGGGGAAAGCCGTTACCGGCACAACCTTTCGATCTACCGTGCCGTGTGCAGGAACATACGAAGCTAACGATCGGTAACACATCTAGCGGAAACGTGAACGGAGTTATTACACGCGAGGCCGTAAGTCGTGTTCAGATTTATTTCGATAAACTTGCGCCGATTTCATATGACGACATTATTACATTTACTGACGAAAATGGAACGACTCATACCTACAAGCCACTTAACATTAGTGTAAAACGCGGGCTAAACGGTAAGCCGATCCTGACCGTCGTGGAGGTGTAGTATGGCAGACATTGAGATTAGTATTGATTTATCGAGATTTTTGAATGCGATAGAGGAAGCTAGTCAAATCGTTGGAGATGGCGCTAAACGTGGACTTCACGATGTAATGGATGAGTGGCTTATTAAGTCACGAGATGTCGCTCCGTTAGATAAAGGTACGTTACGTCGCAGTATGAGTACCGATATAAAAGGCAGTGGAATCGATTTGACAGGCGAGATTTCTGCAGCAGCTATTGAGGTCGCTAAAAAAGGTAAATGGGCGGGCCAGCGCTTTAACTATGCGTATTATCTGCATGAAGTTTATCCGAAAAAGCACGGAGAGTCGTTCAAGAATCCTACGACTCCTGGTACGATACCGCAATATCTCGATAAGCCTGCGAAGCAAAATGAGGATAAATGGAAACAGCACATCGAGAAAGAAATCGAAAAAGCGTTAAGGGAAAAGGGGTGGTAGTGTGTCGATTGTAAACGAAATTAACTCGGTAGGAGCGTTTGTCAAATCGCTGTACCCAACGGTAAATGTCGTGAAGCAAAACGTACCTACTGAACCGAAGCCTAATACGTTCGTCGTTCGAGTTCTTAACGATAGGCGCAGTACTGATACGTTGTATTCCATGCTTGTTGAGCGTGATTACCAAGTCGTTTACTTCGGTAGCGATTCGGCTGATGTGTTAACTAAGATGGACGATTTCAGCCGTAAGGTAATGAACGGACAAATAGTAATTCCTATAACTGGCTCTCTTCGCTATATCCGCGTTGAGGGTTTTAATTTTTCCCAACCTTTCAAGACGGAAGGTGGAGTCGATGCTTGTCTTGGCGTATTGCAGACGCAAGTCCGCGAAGCACGAGATCAAGCGACGTTTGACAAGATTATGCACGTCTACGGACGTACAGAAACGATATAAAGGAGTGAAATAAATGGGGGGTTCTTGGGATCCAACGTCTTTACCGACACGCCCAGGTTTATATATTAACTTCCAGAACGCTGCGATTGCGCAGATTACTGGTGGCGCTCGCGGTACTGTAGCCATTCCGTTAGCCGTTTACAGTGGCGGAACAGCAACAGCAAAGACATTTTATACCGTAGAAAACGAAAAGCAAGCGTCTGACCTATTCGGAGCTGCTAACATACAATCGATTAAATTTGCGTTACAAGGTGGAGCCAAAGAGGTACTTGTTTATACGATGCCTGCGTATGCTTCCGGTACTTATGCGCAAGACATGATTGATATGCGCTCTGCTTTCGATGCTTATCCGTTCAACGTGTTTGTTGTTGACGGAAGCGACGTAAATTTAACTGCTACCGAGCAGGATAATATTCTTACTTGGTGCAAAACGAATAAGGCTGACGGTAAACACTTCATGGCTGTATTCGGCGCTGTGCCTGCTACGGCAAGCACTGACGACCAAACTCCTGCGACTGGTGACGCAAGATCACTTCGTTTAGCGGACGACTACAGCGTTAACTTAATAGTTGGCGAAGTTATCAACGGAGTTAACTACACATCCCATCAATACGCAAGTTTCATCGCTGGTCGAATTGCCGGTTGTGCGATTGACAAGAGTTTAACATACGATGTTCAGCCTATATCGGATGTAACTAAGCGTATGACTAATGCACAGATCAAAACGTCGCTGTCTAAAGGGTCGCTTGTTATCGTTAATGATGGCGATAAATGCAAAATTGAGCAAGCAATTACTACTAGCGGTAAGAAGATCCGTGCTATCCGCGCTCGTCAGGCGGTATCTACTGACGTTACGAAGACAGCTTCCGATAGCTACATTGGAAAGCTCGACAATAACGAAGATGGCCAGAAGAGTCTTATCGCTGCGGTTAAGGCTTATTTGGAGCGTCTTGAAATTAACAACGTACTTACAGACATCAGCGTTGGACTCGATCCTAACTACGCAAGTGTTGGTGATACTTGTTATTTAGCGATTGCTTATCGTGAAATCGATAGCATGGAGAAAATCCTACTGACTGTAACAGTTAGTTAATAAAGGGGTGATAAAGAATGTCTTTAGATTCCACTAAAGTATTGAATGGTACATTCGGCCAAGTGTTCGACGCAAACGGTAACTGGCTTACCAACGTTCGTAACTTCGAAGCTACCGTTGATATTCAGAAGGAAGAACTCAAAGTGGCTGGTACTCGTTGGGCCAAGCATAAAGTTACCGGATTAAAAGGAACCGGAACACTTAGCGGATATAAAATTACTACTGAGCTTGCGGAAGCAATCGGTTCTGTAGCGAGCGATAGTGGCATTCCTTATGTAACCGAATTAATCGGTAAAATTGCCGACCCTGAGAGCGATGGTACGCTTCGTGTCCGTCTGAAGGCGGTTAGCTTCGATAAGATCGACATCGTTAAGTTTGAGGTTGGAAGCATCGTGGAAGAAGAATTACCTTTTACTTTCGAAGGCTTTGAGTATTTGGACGTAATTTAATGGCGGAGCGATCCGCCTTTTTAATTTTCCCGAATGCAATGCGCAAGCGTTCGGGATAGACAATCGAAGGGAAGCGAAACAATGGCAAAACAAGATGACGTATTAAAAGCTCTGCTATCCGTTGGAGACAGCAAGCCTACGAAGACAGTACCGATGAAAAGATTCGGAGTAGACTTCGAATTACAAGGTATTGGCGGTAAAGAAATAACGAAGATTCGCGAACAAGCTACGTTTACAACGAAAAAAGGAAAGCAGTTAGACGAAGAGTTATTCGGAGCTTTAGTTATTGAAAAAGGTTGTATAGTACCGAAATGGAACGCAAAGGAATTGCTAGACAAGTACGGAGATTCTAGCACAGCGATTCAAAGTCTTCTATTGGCCGGTGAAATTGCTAAGTTATCCGCTGAAATTATGGAGCTTTCCGGATTTGGAGATGAGGACGAACTCCCAAACTCATAAAAAGCGGTGGAGAGGCGTGGTTATTACACGCTATATTCCAGCGCCATCACATTCCTCCGCATGAGGTCTACAATTGGGACGAAGGGGCGAAACGATTCGCCTATGCCTCCATGTTGCTAGTGTTAGAAGACGAAGAGAAAGAACGTAAACGCATGGAAAGGGGGCGAAAGTAAATGGCGTTTGACTTAAAAGCGACGATACGTTTGATAGACAAGTTATCCGCTCCGATGCGTAGTGTAACTCGATCTGTACGAGATATGCAAAATAGCGTTGATTCCGCAACAAGAGCAACAAATAAATTAAGTGATGCGCAGTCTAGAGCGGGAAGAGAGCAAAGTAACTTTAACAATCGTATGAACTTGATGAATAAGAAAGTAACTGATCTGACTGTCGGGCATTTATCGTTAGCAGGAGCCGTTTACGGAGTTGGTGCAGGGTTATCACATGCGCTGGACACAGCGATAACATTTGAGGCGGCGATGTCAAAAGTTAAAGCTGTTGCTGAGGCTACTCCCGAGGAATTTAAACAACTGCAAAAGCAGGCAATCGATTTAGGCAAGAATACTTCTTTTACTTCTAAACAAGTTGCGGATGGTATGTATGAATTGGCTGCTGCTGGTTTTAAGTCAAATGAAATAATGGAAGCTATGCCCGCTGCTATTAATACTGCAGTTGCTGCAGGCGAAGATTTTAGTCAAGTAACAGAAATTATGACAACAACAATGGCCGGATTTAATCTTAAAGCAAAAGATATACCACATATAGGAGATGTTTTAGCAAAGGCGGCTAATGAATCACAAGCTAAAATAATGGACTTAGGTTACACATTTATGTATGTAGCTCCAATTGCATCAGCAGCAGGACAATCGTTAGAATCTGTCGCAGCGGCAAGTGCTTTGTTAGCAAAGAACGGAATCAAGGCTGATAAGGCCGGTACAGGACTACGTATGGGTTTTGAACGTTTAGCGGCACTACCAAAGGCGGCTAGACAAATGCTTTCAACTTTAGGGGTCAAAGTTACTGATTCAAAAAATAACTTCCTCCCGCTTGCTGATATTCTCGATAAATTACATGATAGTATGAAGGGACTTTCTAATAGTTCAAGGATAGCCGCAGTCTCTAAGATATTCGGAGTAGAAGCATCCCCTGCTTGGGAAAAGTTAATCGAAGGCGGGGGTCAGGCGCTTCGTGATATGACCGATAAGATGGAAAAAGCAGACGGGGCTGCTAAAAAAATGGCCGATACGATGCGTGATAACACTAAAGGAGCCCTAGATCAATTCAACGGAGCACTTCAATCTTTAGAGATTAGTGCAGTAACACCGTTTCTTCCTGCGTTACAAAAATTGGCAGACGGCGCTTCAAACGTGTCTGATAAATTGACAGTATTCTTCGACCAACTACAAGCAGACGAAAAGTTTCAAAGTCTTGGTTGGGACGAAAAGATGACGACTGTTATGGATAAAGCTACGACTGCGATAGAAACATATCTATCCGGACCGGGTGGAGAGAAATTTAATAATGTTATTGCAAGTTTAACAAAAGTAGGGCTTGAAGTTGGTGGCGCTCTTGGTAAGTCAATTTTAAGCGCATTAATTGCTGAGATTGAAACAAGTCCGTGGGCTTCTATCATCACCGGAGCAATAGCGGGTGGAGCTGTAGGTTCTATTGTTCCAGGAGTAGGTACAATTGTTGGTGGACTAATTGGAGCCGCTGGTGGTGCGGGTCATTATTTTGGAAATAAAGCTGATAAATACTTAATGGAACATCCCTCTCCAGATGCGACAGGCGGTCTAGCATCAGGAACAGATTACTGGCGCGGTGGTCCTACATGGGTTGGCGAAAATGGCCCTGAGATACTCAATTTACCACGAGGATCGCAAGTTATTCCTAACGACAGAATCGGCGGAAATATCAGCATTAACATCGAAAATATGTCCGTTAGAAACGACAGTGATATCGATTCAATCGCTCGCGCATTAGCGCAACATATCGCAATAGCAGGAGGTGCAGGCGCATAATGTCCGATATTCAAGTGTGGTTAAGCTTCAACAACGGCCAAGAACGTCTGCAACTTCCGGTAAATCCTGCGAAGTTATCCTTCCGTAGTTCTCGCGGTTATGAAGACGTACAGATAGCGCAACTTGGCGAATATACAGTTATTGGTGGCTCGCGTTTAAAAGACTTTTCCTTTTCGTCATTCTTTCCGCGTGACTACGCTCCATATTGCGAATACATGGATGTTCCCGATCCTTGGGAAGCGGTTCAGTTAATCGAAAAATGGATGAACAGCGGACGCCCTATGCGGTTAACGATCACCGGAACGCCGGTCAATGAAGCGGTAACGATACGCGACTTCAGTTATTACGAGCAAGGCGGAAGTCCTGGCGACTTATACTTCGATATTTCGTTTAAGCAGTATATCTTCGTAGAAATACGCCAAGTATCGCAATTAGAAGATCAGCGTCCGGACGAGTCGGCTACGGCTTCAAACTACGTTGTACAACCTGGCGATAACTTGCTTACGATTGCATTAAAGATACTCGGTGACGATAGCCGTTGGATGGAAATCTACGACTTAAATCGAGAAGTTATCGGACCTGATCCGAGTTCCTTTGAGTACGGTATAACGCTGGTGATGCCGACATGATAAACGTCATTATACCGTATCAAGGAACCGATTATTATATCGAAGACCTCGTTAAGACTGTCCGATGGTCAGGCGAAATGAAGCAGCCAGCACGTAAACTAATCATTGAAATGTCGAACACTCGCGACGGTAAGACGCAATCCATGCCGATAGATTTAGGTAATGAGATTCGCCATGTATCAAATGATGTGGAGTTATTTCGCGGAGTTATCTTCGCTAAAGAAGTCAACGCAAAAGGTCAGATGCAGATTACGGCATATGACGAGGCGATTTACCTGACCAAGAGCGAAGAAACCGATAAGTATATCGAAATGACAGCGAGCCAAATCGTACAAAAGATATGTAATGACTTCGGCATTCCTACCGGTCAGATCGACGACACTGGTTATATCATTCCACGCTTAATCATGCGAGATAAGACGCTATGGGACATCATCGTTACAGCGTTAACCATAACAAAAGATCAAACTGGTAGGCGATACTTCATTTACGCCAGCGAAGGAAAGATCAATCTTCTCTATCGTGCAGAGCAGGTGGCCAAGTGGATTCTCGAAGATACTACGTCAATCATTGACGCCAACTATTCGCAAAGTATCGAAGAGATGAAGAACCAAATTAAAATCGTAGGGCAAGACGAAAATAAACAGCCGGTACTCGCAGTCGTTAAAGATGACGGATTAGTTGCACAGTTTGGCGTCTTGCAAATGGTTCAATCGGCAGATCCTCAGATGAAGCAAGACGAGATTAATCAGATGGCAGAACAGTTACTACTCGATCACGGTAAGATTAAAGATGAGGCAACAATCGAAGCTATCGGTATTGACGATATATACGCAGGTAAAGCGGTCTATATATTCGAGCGCATGACGGAAATCATGGGTGCTTATTACGTTTCAACCGACGAGCATACATGGGAAAACGGAAAGCATACGATGAGTCTTACATTAACGGCCACGGATGATTTGCCGACTATCGATTATAAAGACGTGTTCCAAGCGCAAGAGGCGGAGAAAAAGCGTAAGCCGAAGAAAGTGCGTAAGAAGAAAGGACGGAAGGAGGATCCACTAATTGCCCAAATCAAAGCAGAACTTGGCGGAAATTAAAGAAGGCTCTGGCGGAAGTCAATTAGTGCAACTCATCCGCCATTTCGGTTATAACAAAGATATTGATATCGAGTTAGGGACCGTTACAGCGAACGCTCCTAACTTAAAAGTAAAGATCGATAATATGAAGATAGAGCTAGACGCTGCTGATTTGGTAGTGGCGGAGCATTTAACGGCTCATACTCGTCATATTCAGATTACAGCGACAGGTAATGCGAGTTTAACCTCTCATAGCATTACAACGGTTCCTTCTTCCTCTTATACCACATTTACGTTAAATAGTTCAGATTTAACCGTAACTGACGCAACTATTAGTTATCTTGACGAATTAAAAACAGGCGACCGCGTGATTGTGGCGTCTGTAAATGACGGCCAATTATATATCGTATTAGATAGGGCGGTGACATATGGGTCTTAGTCCACTTAAGCCACCAAGCGAAAGAATTAACATTATTACACCGAAGCCAGCGACATCTAAAACTTATTCGTTTGACTTCGATACTGGAGAATTTACAGGCGGTATGATTGACGGTGCAGATGCGATTCGCCAGTATGTGCGGAAAGCAATTGACACGCCAAGATACCGCCATTTAATTTATAACCGTTCTTACGGATGTGAACTCGAAAACTTAGTCGGTCAAGATATATCGCAGGATTTACTAGAGACGGAAATTCCTCGCATTATAAGCGAATCGCTCGAATATGACGACCGTATTGCTGACGTCAATGATTTCGTAATTGACCGACAAAGCGATCAGTTATACGTAGAATTTACCGTCACTACCAAAGACGGAGTTATTGTTACGGAAGGGGTGACAATCTAATGGCACAATATGCGGACCAAACGAAGACGGCCATATTACAGCGGATGCTTGACGCTACTGCAAGCGACATCGATAAGCGTCAGGGCTCCATTACGTATGACATGTTATCGCCATCCGCTATCGAATTAGCGCTCGCCTATGCTCAGTTAGACAACGTGCTTAACTTCGGATTTGCGGATACAACTTACGGAGATTATCTTGACCGCAGAGCTGGCGAATTAGGATTAACGCGAGTAGCAGCGGTAAAAGCTACGGGTCAAATTACATTTAGCGGAACAAATGGCACGGTAGTACCTATTGGAACACGCGTATCTACTGGCGGTTCAGCTCCGATATATTTCGTTACGACAGTGGCAGGCACAATCACAAGTGGTACGGCTACAGTCGCAGCAGAAGCGGAGACGGCAGGCGCAAGTGGTAATGTCGGGATCGGTCTTGTTAATACCGTAGTCGGAAACCTAACTGGAGTTACATCCGTTACGAATAGCGCAAACTTCACAGGAGGCGCGGATACAGAATCAGATTCCGCATTACTACAGCGATACTATGACCGTGTAAGAACTCCGCAAACGAGCGGAAACATCGGTGACTATCGTTCATGGGCTTTATCTCGTCCAGGAGTAGGCGACGTTAAAGTGTATCCGATATGGAACGGAAATGGAACCGTTAAAGTCGATTTACTTAGTACGGATAAAAGAGCGCCATTAGCTTCGGTCATAACTGACGTCGCCGCTTACATCGAATCGGTTCGTCCAATTGGAGCGACTGTAACGGTAATCGGTGCGCCAGAGGTTGCGATTAATGTTACCGCAACATTGACGCTAGTAAGCGGAAAGACTCTTACAGATGCACAGACGGAAATCAGCGCAGGAGTTACGGATTATCTTAAGACGCTGGCCTTCGTTGATCCTGTCGTCAGAATTAACGAAATCGGTAAGATTATACTCGACGCAGCAAGCGTACTCGATTACAGCGGATTAACGGTCAATAGTGGAACAGGTAACGTATCTATCACTGACGGCTCGGTTGCTGTTCTAGGGACGGTGACATTAACGTAGATGACACGCGACATTAGACAATCGATGGGCGACTATTTACCTCGCTATTACTCGGACTCTCGCATCGTAGGTAATATCCTCGATCGGGAGTCTTTTGAATTTACGGGACTGAATACCGAGATAACCAGCGTACTTAACCAGTTTTTTATCGATACGGCAGATAGTGACGGGCTTGCTCGGTGGGAGAAGATTTGCGGTATCACAACGGATGTAACCAAGCCGTTAGATCAGCGGGCAAGCGTTGTTAAGTCGAAAGTACGAGGTATTGGTACGGTAACAATTACGCTGATTAAATCGGTTGCTGACGCTTATACGAATGGTGACGTTGATGTAACGGAGAACAATTCGAATTATGAAGTAATCATTACGTTTACAAGTAAGTTAGGAGTTCCGCCTAACTTCCAAGATGCGCAGGATTCTTTACGCGAGATAATACCGGCACATTTAGGAATAACGTTCAGACTTAAGTACTTACTGATTCAAGACATTCATCAAGTGATGACGCTAAATCAAATGCAGTCACATTTATTAACGGACTTTGCTCCGTTCCAACCGTTATAAGGAGGTTGAATTATGGCAAGTAATACACCGAATCTCGGTTTATATAAAAAAGATCCGACAACAGACGGAGCGCAGACGTTTGACATAAAAACGATGATGAACGACAACTGGGATACACTCGATACGAAAATCGGGAATCCTGCTAGTTTAACAACGACTGCTAAGACCGTTGTTCCTGCGATTAACGAAAATGTCAGTAAAATTGGTGATTTATCGACTTTACAAACCCAGACAAAATCTAGTGTTGTAGGGGCTATAAATGAGCATGAATCTAAATTATCATCTCAGAACGCAACCAACGTCACTCTATCCCGTGGTCAAAACCTAGTCACCACCAACCCAAACGGAGCGTCTACCGTACCTTTCAACGTCCTCAGCATCAAAGGTCGAACGCTCATCAATCTTCTTGGGCGTGATGGGAATTGTGAGGATGTGAGTAAGTGGACAGGGTACCAATCAACCTTGTCGCTAGATACATCTAATAAAGTTTATGGTTCTAATAGCATCAAAGTAACAGGTAGCGCAACCAATAATGTCCAGTTTCAACACAATGCGCCATCAACCATTATAAACTCCAATACTTCTTACTATATTATTTTAGCTGAAGTGAAAAATGGGAATTGGGCTGGAAACTTCGATTTATCTTTCAGCGATGCTAACAGTTCTACTTTTGTTCCTAATGCTTCATCTTTTACTACTGTATACCAAAAGCTTACAGGTGATATTCTCAGTGGGAAAAATATATCCATTAGAGCATTTAACGGTGCAATAGGGCAGTATTTCTATGTAGATGGATTCCGAGTCTATCAGATTAGTCAGAGTGAATACAACGCACTTGGCACAACCCTAACCGACATTAACAAGATAGCGGAAAAGTACCCATACGTTGACGATATGAAAAGTTTGCAAAACCCATACGCCAATGTGTACGGACAGAATTTGTTGCCTGATTTTAGTCAGTGGGTGTTGTCCCCAGCGACATCATCAGATAGTGTAACTTTACTTGAATCCTACAAGGTTCAGCTTTCGGTAACGACTACATCTGTTGAGACAAAGATGTATGGTGATGTTACGTTAATGGGTGGTCAAACTTACACTTTTAACAACCCGTCAACTAATGGGTATGTAAGACTTGCTTTCAAAGATTCTTCGGGTACGGTTCTCTCGCGTTCTGTTATAAATCCTGCAACGTCATTAACTTTTACAACAACATCGACTACCGTATTAGCAACTATTAATTTTACTAACTCATCTGCTAACGACGGTTTAACAGGAATCACATCAGGAACATTTGTATTCGATAAACCGATGCTCAACCTTGGCTCAACCGCTTTACCATTCGTCACTCGTAACGATTCACCTGTCTACTTCCAAACTGTTCTAGCTTCTGATCCGTTACAGACGATTCAAGACACGCTAGCACCGATCAACGGTGGGTTTGTGAAAACATCACGAATTAAAGTTATGGACTTGGATGGGTCGTTGAGTTGGGGTTTTGGTGCTGATTACACAGGATTTAAAACTGTTAATATTGATGGTCTAGCCCTGCCAGTTCAAGATACTGAACGAGTAGTTAAATATGACGGAAAGATTATTTCTCATATGAATTGGGGAGGTACGTTTGCTCAATCTGACTATTCTACAATTGGAACTTTCAATAGTGCAGGACGTTTAGGAATCGCCATA